TCTGAACTTGCTTTAATACCAAACTCTTTCAGACGCTCAAATTCGCCCGTAGAAGCATCGGCGACCGCTTCGATCATTTGCATCATGTCCTTACCCATCGCCGCCGACGTATTGCCGTATGAGCGGAGCGCGCGTTCTGATGGATCTAGTCCAAGAGCTTTGAGTTTGATGAAACCCTCAACCGACTGATCGAGAGTAAACGGAGTCTGAGAAGCAAACTTTTCTAATTCTTGAAACGCGAAAGCGGCGTTCTCAGTGCTTCCGGTCATTGTTTTGAGAGATCCTTTTAATCTCTCTGATTCTGTGACAGTTCTCGCGAAACTTGTAACCAGCGCACCAACTCCGAGAGCCGCCATCGCTCCACCAAGCAATTTGAACGCCGACGTTGTGCTTTTGGCGCTTTTCGCCATGTCTTCGTTGGCGGAATTTACTTGCTTGCTGGTTGTTTGTCCGGTCTTACCCAGTCGTTTAATGTCGTCGTTCGCCGCATTAACTTGCCGAGTATCAACTTTTATTTGTATTGTCGCTAGATCCATATTTTTCCTTTACCACAATGCCACGAAGAACTGATTTCATGCCTTTGGCGATTCTCTGCTCTTCTTCTTTTGTGCGATACGGAGCTTGAGCATCCTGATTATCGTATTTAATTATGCAACTCGCATATAAAGCCGATAGTCTTTTAATTGTTTCAGATTCCCACCCTGTCAAATGCAAGCCCGTTCTCGCCACAAAAGCGTCGATCTCTTGCCATGTCAGTCCGTGAACCCCTGCTCCGCTATTCAGAGCAACTCCAATTCTGCTCAATGTCTCGATGATATAGCCGAACGGCTCAATTTCTGGAAACCGTCCGGCTATCTCTTCGCTGTTCATCGTATCGATGCGCGACTGTTGTTTGTCTTTCGCTCGGGTTGTAAGCCAAGCCCATTGCTGAACATACTTCGTCAACAATGCCGTTATTTCAAAAAATAACTCGCTCGGTCTCCAGCCGCCTCCATTAATTGTTCAGCGATCCAGTTCCTTTTCTCATAAAGCATATTCGCGTTCTCTTTTGTGCATTTTAAAGATGCACCTTCAAACTCTACGTTTTTGCTCCATTTGATGGTTGCTTCTGCAAGTATTTCATACAAAGCCGATTCGAGAGCCGCGTTCGGGATCTTTCGATCCTTATAACGATTGGCGTTTCTGGTATTAACTCGCTTGGCGGCGTTTTGCCACGTTTGCGAATCTTTTCCTAAAACCGTAATCGTTAAATAATTACCCTCTTCGTCAACTAGATATTCACCACTTGCCGGATTCTGGAGCTTTACTTCAACCCCTTCTTCCGCCGCCGCTTGTAAATCAATGTTTGCCAAATCCATAAGTCACGCCCCGAAATATGATATTAGTTTATGCCGCCACGTTGACCGGAGCTGTTGTTAGCTCTAGTACAATGCTGTCCGACTTTATGCTGTCAACGCCGCCAGCGTTAACTTGGAAACTCATCACTAGACCAGTGAAATAATCGTCCTCACCATCTGGATAAGTAATCTTTACCGATACCTCAGTATCAGAATTTGCCGCCGCTTTAGCCGCAATTTGTCCGGTATCAGAAGCATCTGCCGCAAAATTTAGCGTAAGATTGCCATCATTTACTGAACCTTTTCGCTTTACAACGCGACGCTCGCCAAGCGGAGAATGAGTCACTAGATTAAAAACCGAACCGAATGCCGGTATCTCAGTGATCTCGCCGACAGTTGCATAAGTTAATGCTTCATAACCGGCTTGGTCGAAAGTTGCGGGAAGACCTGAGACGATGCCCAGAGTTGTACCCGCTGAAGTTTGAATTGCCATTGTTAATTACCTCTTAATTTGCCGCCGACTTAATGTTTTTAGCCAGCAAACGGTTAAAATTTTGCAAGTTTTTCCGAACCATCCCGCTTGGAGCTTGCTTTGACCAGCCAAATTCCAAGCGTTCAATATACGGAACGTTATTTGTCAAATAATATAGATCACCGACTGCAACGCTAACAGTTTGGTCGACTTCTGCGATTGCTTTCGCTTCGCCGGATCTCTGATTATTTACAGCAATCTCCTTAGTCGCCCCGCGACCGATGGATGCTTGCCAGTTGCCTCTAGCACGACCAGTGTCCGCTGGCGTGTCCTTAATTATTGCGGTACTTACTTCGAACAAAGTCGCTCGAATTCCCTGATTAAGATTTCGGGCCATCTTTGATTCGATTTTCTTCCAATCAGAATCCCAGCTCAAACGATTGCCCTCCAGGAAATTGTTACTGGTACAGAATACCAGCCTTCTTCCGTTATTCCCTGCGCCATTGATGCGCTAACTATTTTAACTTTTACAGTGTTAAAAGTGTATTCAGCGCCACGCGGAAAATGAAGCATTAAAAGCCGAGCTTGTTCTTGAGCTGTGAATCTTCGATTACTCCGAGAATCATTGACTGTTATTTGATATAAGCCTTCGTAGTCATCTGCGCTCGAATGGCTCAAACCAACTGGATCTTTGATATTAGGAATAAACGCTTCTAACAAATAAAGAACTCCGTCTTCTGGAGTAAATGCCGCGTTTTCGTAAGCGATCGGCGGCTGTCCCGCAGTCTGGAACTCCTGCAATCGAGAGGATAAAGCCGTATTAATGTCTTTTTCTGCCGAACTCATATTCTTATCTGCACATTATAAACGATGTTTGTTCCCGCCGGACTCAGAGATTGAACTGACATAACTCGCCAGACTTTTGAATCAACGGTTACGGTCCAAGCAACATCCGGCTCAACTGCGATATTGTTAATAATTAATAAAAGATCAGAAGCTAAAACCGTTGAGCCATTAACTTCTTCGTTGCCATAACGCCGAACTACTGCGAAAGCGTCGATTGTGTTATTTGTTGCTGGTGTTGTGACTTGTCCGGTCGCCGGATCAATAACTTCTCCGACCTTATAGGCGAACGTAACCGTCTGCCCGTTATCTTTGAGCAATCTGGTCGCTGTGTCTTGGAGAGAGCTGTAATTGATCCCCATATCAACCCCGAATCGTTCGGATGTTATTACCCATGCTTCCGGAAGTGACCAGCTTTCTCATTGCGTTGCCGATACTTCTGATAACTGTCGATATAGAAGCGTTATCCATGTATTCGATTTCGATAACGTCAACTTTCTCTCGTTTGATTGCTCGATCCACTGTTGATAGCGGATCATTTCCGGCCATGATAGAAATGGCGATCGTGATCTGCGCGTCCTTTACTAGATCGGGTATTTTGTCGGAGTCTGTCAAATAACCATCAATATATAAATCAGATCGTGGAAATTGCAAAGACTGAGTTTCAATATATTTTATCCCGCGAAATGGTTGCTGTTCGAAATAATCCATCGACAAAATAAGCAACTGAGATTCGTCTCCGTATGTTCCGGAGATTGTAATATTACGATCGCCGCAGTATTGAGTGAACTCGGCAGTCGTTACATAACTGTTTGCGTTTGCGACGATCGAGCCGTCTTCGACGATTATTGTTGCCATCGTTTAGCTCTCCGATTTGAGCTTTCGAGTTTTCTTTGGTGTTGCTTTCGTGCTTGATTCTTTCTTCTCGCCGAACAACTTCATTGTCTTCGGATCAAAATCTGATTCGTTGATCGTTACACAGTTGCCATCTCTATCGATCTTGACTGTTGGTAATTGCATCTTTGTTTCCCTTTAAGGATACGGAGCGCCCGAAGACGCCCCGAAATCACTTTTAACCAAGTAGAACAGCCATGTGCTCTGGCTTGATGGCAGAAACACCCCAAGCAAGCGCAACTTCGAAATGAACTTGGCGATACTCTTTATACATTGATACTTCGAACGTAATGCCGCTTCGCGGATCCGTCATCAACATAACGTCTTCAGCAAGATCGCCCTCAACTGGTCGAGCCGGAGCGCGAGTTACAAGAACGATCGCGCTTCTGTTGAAAGCCATGTTTGCGGCGTAGTCATCAGTAACCGCTACCGCTACATCTGAAGCAATCGCTTCGCGTAATCCTGGCTCGGCGATTGTTACATTGCCACCAGCAAGCGCAGTAGTTACAACATACTTGTTTGAATCTCCGGCGAAAGTTATAACGTCACCAGCAACAACGGTTCCGGTTCCAGTCTTTAGACCAATGACGGTTGCGTCTTTTGCTTGAATTCCATCGGTAACATAGTTTGCACCAGTTCCTTTGGTATGAGCGTATGATTGAGCCGACTCTCGAATATCGAGTCCAGCAGTTGAAAGCATAACGCCCTGACGAAGCATTGAGTCGTTACCTTGTATATCGGTACGGCTCTGCAAGCCAAGCATTGAAGCACCAGCCGCAGAACTAACAACTAACTGGTTGTCTGTTAACGGAGAGCCATTATCCTTTAGAATTCTAAGAGAATTGGAAGCGTCGCTGAAATTGCCAGCAGTTCCGAACGGAGTTGTTCCAGCAGTACCGAATGCGCGAGATGCCTCAACGTATAAGCCAGCAAGATCTGATTCAACTTCATTGGTTAAAGTTCGCATCGCTTGAGCGAATTGATTCTGGAGAAGACTGTTATATCCGCCGCCAGTGTTCAAACCGCGTTGCTCTTCTCCGTTGTAACGAATAGGAACGCCACGCGACTTCGAAATGCTCAAAGTCTTATTTGTTACGGTTTGATCGCCAGTATTCGGAGCTATCTGCGCCGGAGTGATGTCAGCCGCCGCTGATGCTGGAGCAACCGCGCTTCGAATGGTTTGTCCTTTGGCCGCACGCTCCGCATTCGCGTCAAGTGTTACCGCTGGAATCATTCCGACCAATTCACGCGAGACAGTATCAAGCGCTTCATAAAGATCGGGAGTTAAGTTTGTTAATGTATTAGCCATGTTTTTTACCTATAGATTAGTCTGAGATGATGCCGCCGTCTTTAATGAACTGCATCTTTTTAGATGCCGCCATATTATCAAAGTCGGCTCGATTAAGTGATTTCGTGGCCCCGCCACTAGCAGAACTCGTCGCACCTCCCCCAGAGGCCGATGAGCCGTCAACCAAAAACGGATATTCCTTTGCGAGATGGTCCATTAATGCCGAAGAATCAACTTCCATTCCTCCGACCAAGAATTGAACCTTGTCGCCGTCATGCCGAGCATACTTTGAAGCATAGTCGGCAAGAACTTCCGCTCTCTTGGCGTCTGATTTCGCTAGATGCGAACCAATACCGTGAGCGGCGATATTAATGTCTTTTTGTTGGATCTTTGTCGTGAACTCTTGCAACTCCTTGTCCTTCTCGGCAAGTTGGGCCTGTGCTTGTTCCCATAGATTTTTAAATTCGCCCTTTTCTTGAGCTGTGCTGACCTCTTGTTGCTGTTTCTGCGACTCTAATTCTTTTGCGCGTCGCTTTGCGTCTTTCGCTTCGTCCATTAACTGCTGAACTTTTACTTTGAGACCGCTGGTATCCTCTGGTTCGGGAATGCCTTCGACTCGCAAGATATACCGATCACCTTCCTGTTTGTAAAGTTCTTGAACTGATTCGTCGATTTCGTTTATATCTTCGACCGCGTATTGTAACCCCATTGTGTTGTACCCCGTACAATTATGTCACCCCGTGACGTTTCGCCGATTATATCACTTTTTGGTAAAAGTAAACACAATCGACCCGTTTTTACTTGACATCGTTTTCCGGCGTTATGTCATAAAGATCTTTTAAGATACCGAGAACGCCTTTTTCGAGTTTTGGAAATTCTTCTGCAATCTCTAGCGCATCATCGAGCGAATAATAAACATCTGAAATCGTATCTTCTGGATCTAATATATCAAGATCCGAAATCTTTGAATTGTTTGGCGTATTCTGCATTTATCAAATCCCCCATCTGTTTCGCCAATGGTCTCGGCGTTGGATTGTTAATATATTCGGCCCAGCTCTCAGCGATGAACTCGGCGATATTCTTGTTTCCGTACCGACTCAGAACTTCGCCCATATTCTCCCTATTTTCCCTAAACAACTTCTGAAGTTCCGGGTTCTTGCTTAATTTGAGCATATAGTCGATCTGGTGACCGATCTCGTGATCCATTACTGATCGAAGAGTAGCGGTTCCTTCTGGATGCCATTTGCTGGCGACATCATTCTTTAGCCCTTCTTTAAATTGATCGACCGCTGATCTTTTGCCCCATTTTTCGTTGTAAGCAATCCCATCAACGTCTTTGAAGAAATCAGCCGCTATTCCGCGATTTTTATCTCTAGCGAATGCGTAAGTCCTCCCCGACGTTTTTGTTTTCTTTGCGTATTTTTTAGCCATTGCATATTTTTCTGCTGGACTTTTATTGGGGTGCATTGCTCTAATTTGAAAAAGAGTATATTCAAAAGTTCCTTTATTCCATAATCTTCCGTTTTCTTGAGCTGATCCAATAAAACTCATTCTTCCCTTTAGTGCTGGCATTCGTTCGATATTCTCAAGCATAGATTTATTCATCTCGTTGGCTACTTCTATATCTAGCTTTCCGAATTTAGCAACTCGCGCCAGACCGTTGTCGATAGCATACTTTTCTGCTTCTTTTATAGTCTTCGCTGAAGCAAACTTCTTCTTCTGATCTGGAATCTTGGATTTTCCTGGCGACTTCACACGACTGACCACTTTCGGTTTTTTGCGAACCTTTGTTGCTCCATCAAGAATTCGAAGTTGCTTGAGAGATACCGGATTGCCATTAGCATCAACGAAATCGTCGAGACTGATCTTTCCAGCATCAAACAAAGCCGCTCTCTCTTTGCCGAGAACCTGAACCCTGAAATCTTTTGGCTGATCTTTCAACCAACCGCTATAAGTTCGCTTCGCTGATACTGGCCCGTCCATGCTTGCCCGAGTTCCTTCAAGCCCTTCTTTCTGGAATCGATCATCCAGAGCTGGAACGCGAAGACTTCTGCAATTCCAATGTCGCGGAGTCTGCGGCGGCTCATCAAATCCGAGAATCTTGCCATCCAAAGCCGCGCATCCGAGCGTTGTCCGGCCATCCAGCACCGAAACGTACTCTTCGCCCTTCAGAATATCGTTGTTAG